ATGTGTTCAGTAAGGACGAACGCATGTCTTTGAACCTGCCGATAGAAGGCAGATGGGAGGAAGTAGCGGAGGACAGTGAGCGTGTGGTGCGGGCAGCGTGTCAGCAGTGTGCTGTGCGCGAGCAGGTGACAGTGCCTGCGGATCGTCACGACAAGTACTTGCAGGGTGGGCTTATTCAGGAAGTGTTTCCTGAATATTCAGCGCAGCAGCGTGAGGTTCTGATGAATGCGCTTCCACCGTGGCGCGTCGACAGGCCGTTCTCGTACTTCCTGTGCACTGACTGCTGGCATGACATGGGGGCGGAGTGATGCGGGCGCAAACGCAACCAATCAACAGGCAGATTCACCTGCTTATTTCCGAACCCGATGACCTTTGGGATCTGTTGGGTCAGTGCGAGAGCGACTGGAAGGAACTGGTTGACGTCAGGCCAGAGGAGTGGGATCTGGTGGTTACCCACGTGGACACGGTTGGCGGTCAACCGTGGCACGCCGACAGGCCGTTCTCAGTTCGTATCTGTTTGTCGCTGAGAGAGAAGGGAAAGCAATGACCATGAGCAATCCACATGAACCAACAATACTCGTTACCACTACTCCCGCGGGGGAAGCAGTTTGGGCCATCTGGACTTCGGAGGGTTGGATAGACCAGTCGGAGTTCAAGGACTGCCGGACAGTCTCGTTTGAGAGCGATGGGCGCCACACTCAACGCCTGTGCGCCTTCTTGGAGGCGGTGGGGCTGGACGCAGATGCCCAGTGGGTCGTGATGGCGGATGGGAGCCTTGTGGCTACGCAGTCCATAGATCATCCGTTGTACGACGGCCAACCCGGTTGGGAGGCTGAGACAGTGGTACTCCACAGCGTCGGTTTGAGCCAACACATTGACGGCCAACCCGGTTGGGAGGCTGATGGGGTATGAACCAACTATCCCATGACGATTTCCTGTTCTACGTGTTGTTGGGCTGCGCCAACTTCCTAGTTCTAGGAGTAATAGAACTGTTGCTGGAATACCGGCAACGGAGAAAAGACAGGGCCGCTGCACCGTGCAGCGACCATGACGAAGGGAAACACTAATGCACCACCTGAATGAGATTTACCTCGCCGACTACGGCATAGGCATCAAGATCAACGGCACGCCAGACTGGGCGAAGGGTAGGGGGCGTAAAGCCATGCACCCCTACGACGACTGGTTCAACGGCGACAAGTGGCTTCTCCAGCGACCGCACCACTTTGACGTGTCACGTCAAACGCTGTCGAAGCGTATCCGTCAACAGGCAGCGATTCGGAAGATCCGGGTCACCTGCTGCATCCACGTCGACCCTGATAGCGGGGTTGAGGAAGTCTTCGTTCAGCGCCTGTCGCCGGTCGTGCGGGATACACGGGCATGACCGACCTTGGCTTGTGTCCCCGCTGTGGACAGTGGGAGATGATGCACCCACCGCAGGTCAACGCTTTGAGCAGGCTGAGTCGGGAACCCGACGACGAATCCATCTGGATTTGTTCAGACTGTGGCAGTGACGAAGCGTTGGAGCAGCACTTCTGCGTAGAGGTCACGCCAGAAGAACAGTGGCCGGTGCCGTCCCGCAGGTTCCAGAACGTCATTGACCGTTTCTCCATAGCGCATCTACGAACGGGCTGCTCTTTCAACAAAGAGAGGCGCTATGAGCGATGACAACACCGCTGTCGTCTGCCTGTCGATGGAAGAAGTCGACTTCATTCGGTTTGCGATTGACATACAGATCCAAGTTGCGCGCTCACACGAGGACACCTTGTGGGGGTATCACCACGACAATGAAGAAGCAGCGCAGTCGATGGAGCAACTAAGTGATCGGCTGGAGGACTGCTTCCCGCCCGTGGCTTGGTTGGAGTACCACATACTCGTAAAGGAGGAAGACAATGACTGACTTTCATATGCCCGACTCGTTCTATGAACCACCAGACGAACCAGAAGACTGCGAATACTGCGAGGACGGGTGCTACCGCTGCAACGAAGAAGCAGCAGCGGAACACCATGCCGACCTGCAATACCAAGCAATGAAGGAGGAGCCTGAGTTCTATGGCCGATACTGAGCAGAGAGTAGAGATACGTCCATCCATACGGGTTGACGTTGCGCTGAAGCGCAGCGGCAACCGGAAACTGTCGCCAGTCATCCACTGGCGGGAGCGCCGCATTGCCACGGAAGGAGCGCCGGTTGTCCTGAACTCGTTCGGGGTGCTGTCGTCGGCATGCAAGCACACGACGCCGTTCTGCGAGTCCTGCTACGCACAGCAAGCGGAGCATTACCCGGCAGTGCAGGTACTACTAGCCCACAACACCGTCTTGACCACTGACGTGGAATACGACCGTCTGGTGACACGTTTCGACCAGATGGTGATGGACACGGAGATTGAGATGGTGAAGCGAGGCGTTCCTTTGGCGGAACGATGGTTCCGCCCCTACTGGGATGGCGACCTGCGCTCACTGGAGGAGTTTGGAGCGTGGAATCAGGTCGCTGCCTACCACCCCGACATGAAGATCTTCCTTTACACGAGGGCGCACGAGTACGTGGAGCGGGCGCTGTTGTCGTCTCCGTTGTGGAAGGTTCCGTTGCAACCGAACTTTCAGATCTACTTGTCCGTGGACAGGTACAACGTCGCTACTGCACAGCGGGTGAAGCAGTTCGACAAGAGGAACCGGGTGCGGTTGGCGTTCTGTGGCGACACGTGGCAGGAGACTAAGCAGGTCGCTGCCCACTTCCCCGCTGAGCGGAAGGGGCCGCGTTGCCCGGAACTGACCGGGAAGATCCCTTTGATCGTATGGGAGTCCGACGCTGAGCGCGACTCCCGCAAGGCCGAAGCCGACAGACGGGGCGCCAAGCGTTTCGTCAAGAGGCTCGGAAAGGGGGCATGTGTTGCATGCGGCATGTGCCCCAACGGAATAAACAACGTGAGGTTCTCCTCACAGAAAGGTGCCACATGAGCATCGAACAGCCGGGTTACATGGACCCGCACGAGCATCACATCCTTAGTGGTGGCGATCTCGCAACGACCGGAAGGTCGTTGTTGGACGTCGCACGGGAACGTGGTGCGGACTTTGACGTCTCCTATCCGGAGGCGTCGTACATCCAGCCAGACTCTGGCCTGCTGGTCACCCCGCAGGTAGAGAGAGGCCGGAATCAAGGCAGTGCCCAGAACGTGTTCATTGTCCGCAGGGACAATGGTGCGACAATCGGGCTGCACGGACACAGGTACCCACGTACCGACGGCTACAAGCCAATCCTACGGACAGCAGAAGCGTTGTTTCCCAACTCTGCTTCTTCTATGACCGTGTTTGGGCGTGGCGAGAAGTTGGTATTCGGGCAGAACATCGGTGAGCCGGTGGACTTGGGAGGCGGAGACGTCTTGAACCCCATGCTCTACTGGACGTCCTCGTTGAACGGTCAGTGGAAGACTGCCGTGTACGACGTGATGAATCGGCTGTTCTGCCAGAACCAGTTGATCGCCAAACAGCCGATCATCGCCGTCAAGCACACCACGAGGCATGACCAACTGTTGGACATGCGCGCTGAGATCCTTCGGGAGCAGATTGAGCGAGCAACTGTGTTCGCTGAGATGGCTCGCATGATGAAGGATCAGGTGTACACCGACTTGATGTTCCACCAGTTGGTGCACGAGTTGGTGCCTGATCCGGAGGAGGATGATCCTCACACCATCAAGGTGGACCGCATCGCACGCGAGCGCGGAGCGTTGAGGGCGGCTTGGCGTGAGGAGCGTGACGAGTGGGGTCGGAACCGCTGGTCGGCGTACAACGCCGTGCAGGGTGCGGAACAGCATCGCATCCTCGCCCGGGACAGGCGGGGCCGCATCCGCGAGGAGCGGGCCTTGGAGCGTGCCATCGACGGCAAGGCGAACCTTGCGGCACGGGCGCTGGACATACTGAGCGTCTGAGGTAGCCCTTCTCCCTCTTGCTGCACGGTGCAGCAGGAGGGAGTTGGGGTACAACAGTACCACTACACAAATCAAGGGAGTTGAAAAGCCATGCAGGTATGTGGAGAGATACACAGGGGTGTCGACGTCGACATTGAGATCGACGCCGACGAGATAGCGGGCGAGATGGACTGGACCAGTCACATCAGCGATCCCGTCAACGAATGCGTCAAGGAGTTGTTGGGGGAGTACGACGGGAACACCAATCCTTGCGGTCTAGGGGAGTCGTTTGAGCAGGCCGTCTGGTGGGCTATGGACCGCAAGGCTGAGCATCACCGGGACGGGTCCGGATCCGGAATCTCAGTTATGAAACTGGACGATTCGGAGGAACTGAATGCCCGGATTCGCGACGTCGTGCGCGCTCAACTACGGGAACTCGTGTTAGGACTGTGACCGTCCCTCACGGGAAGGCAACCCGTTACAAGACGGGTTGCCGTTGCAATCCATGCAAGATTGCCAACACTGAGTATGAGAGAGAGCGGCGCCGTAGAAAACGGGGTAAGAACCCCCCAATGCCGGTGCTGAAAATGCCCTATGACACTCTTACGAGAGGAGAGTTTATGAAGTATCGGTACGGAGACGACTGGAAAGAATCCAAGAATGGAGGCTCTAAGTGAGCGACGAAGAATCTGACAATCAGGAGCGAAACGAAGAAGAAATAACTGCGATGTTCTTCAATCGGGTGGTGCCCGGTTTATGGGTAGGTCTACTAGACATGATCCATGACCTGTGGGTGCGTCTGGGCGACTTTATGGAGCAGCAGTCCAAGATCTTCTCCGAAGTAATGGGCACCGAAGGTGCCGACGATGAAGAAGAAAGCGAAGGGGATGTAATCCAGTTCCCCAACAAGGAGGACAACTAACATGGCACACGTGATCCGGGGCGACGATAAGGAAGGGACCGTCTTCATCCTCTCGCGGGAAGAAGCCGCCAACTTCCATCAGGGGCTACGTACTGCGCTCATGTACACCCCGCGCGAAAAGGTGGACTCGCTATCCAAGTATGCCATCTTGCGATGGCTCATCGCTGAGATGGACTTACAGAGCAACGCCGGACGGCCTGACCCTTGGGTTCGATCTACGTTGAGGCACAGCAACGAGAAACTGTCCACGCCACGCCGGGAGGCAGAAGAGGGGGCTTGGCTGGACAACTAGAGCGGCCCGCTGGCTTCTTTCACACCCCGCCCCCTACGCGGGGGGAGGCCAGCGGGTAGCAGGTGCGGGGTGGGGGATTCTCCTTTCTCCCCCACCCTGCACCGTCCCCGCTGCACCGTGCAGCAGGGGTATCCACCATGCGGGCCTGTAAATCGACTAGGCTCGCGCCAGCAGGCTGGCTCCCGCCCCCCGGGAGGGGGGCGGGGCTAGCCCTAGCACGGGGAGGTAACCGTGAGCAGAAAGCATCACTTCGACGGAAGCCGGTGGCACCACACGTGGCACCAGTCCGATCTGAAGAAACTGGACATGTGTCCAGAGCAAGCCCGCCTGATCTGGGCGGGAGACGTAAGTGACATCGAAGGCGATGGGGCCGCACTGGGGACAGCGTGTCACCACGCCGTCGAACAGGTGCTGAACCTGACAGACCAGAGCGATACCGACTTCACTTACAGCGTGCTGGTCGAAGCATTCGACCAAGGGCTGTCTGCCATCACTCCGATTATTGAGGGGTGGAACAGTTACGGCAGCGTCGGGAAGATGGCGGCGATAGGTCAGACGAAACTGGACGGTTGGTACCGGAACGTCTACCCCAACCTCAACTCCACCGGACGCGTGGAGGAGAGTTTCAGCCGGGTCTTCTACGAGGACGACGAGCGTGTCGTAACCCTCGCGGGACAGGTTGATCTAATAGATGCGAACTATGGGGTGGTGGACTGGAAGTTCCCGAAGCGTGACTACACGAAAGAGAAGTGGCAGTACCAGCGGTGGGACGTCCAATCGACTGCGTATTGCTGGGCAATGGACTTGCCCCAGATGACGTTCTTCGTCATGCACGGCACCAAAGGTGAGGTGTCGTCCATGACGATTGAGCGGGGACCGCAGGACTTCCAGTTCCTGCGGCAGAAGGTCGAAGCGGCTTGCCGCCTCGTGGAGCAGTCAGACCTGAAGGTCTGGCCGCTGAATGATGCGGGCTGGTGGTGTTCAGAGAAATGGGCGCCATGCTGGTCCGTATGTAAGGGAAAGCAACTAGAAGCATCGGAGGATGCAAATGGATAAAGACAGTTTGATCGTCGCGCAGAACTGTAACTCTGCGACGGCACAGGTAATGGCTGCTCTGGTGAGCAGTGGCGCCTTCGGATACGAAGACGTGCGAGCGCATTGGGGTGATCTCCATGCCATCGTCAACGGCAACACTTGGGCTGCAGCGGGCGCACAGGCCGTCGTAGCGGCCATTCCCGGCACTCAGGTGATGCCTACCCCACCACCCCCTATGGCGACACCTCCAGTGCCTCCTACGGGCGGCTCAGGGCAGTCCACGGGAGGCAAGACCCCGTGGGTTCGACAGGATGGCTTTGAGACGATCACCAATGCCATCAACTACGAGCGGATGAGTGGCATCACGTTCGGTTCCCGCGACTCCAACTTCTACTGCAACCAGACGGTGAAGTCGGAAGGGAACCTCAACGGGCGACCCATCAACTCCAAGACCTACCCGCACGCGAAGGTGAAACCGGAGCGGAACTTGGCAGGCGACTGGGGTCCGTCGTTGGTGGAATATGCAGACCACGCCATCGACTTCGACAAGTTGCCTGACTCGTTCGTGCGCCCACCAGCGTACGTGCGGTAGATGTCAGCGAGACTGAGCGCCGAAGAGGCTCAGGCTCGCGTTCAACGGGTTCGGGCCGACTCCAGTACCTCCCCACTGGAGTCGGCTCGCACTCCCGTCACGCCGAACCTGCCAACCTGCGGCGAAATAGCCGAACGACTCATAACCGACGCCACCGACACCTCCAACCGGTGGTCCCTTGGCGTCCACGAAATAGACGAAGCGATGGACGGCGGTATCAAACCGCGAGAAATGCTGGTGGTGGCGGGGAAGGCCCACACCGGCAAGACAGTCCTTCTCGTCAACGCTGTTGCCAAGAACCCGAACACCATCGTCATGTGGATGTCCCCGGACGAACCAGACTTGATGGTTCTATCGAAGATCCTGAGCGTCCGGTTGAACCTGAACCCACGCGACGTTTACGAACGTGCCCGACGGGGTGACGACCAGATCCTCGCAGCGATCCGCCACCAGTCTGAGACTGAACTGAGGAACCTGCGGATCATCGACCGGGCAACCATCGCCCGCTACCAGTCGGCGTTACGCCTGTGTGGGGCAGACTCCGACATGGTGTCGGCGGTCGACCACATGCTGGGGACATGGAGCGGAGAGAACTACGGGCGTAAACCAGACGTGTTCGTGTGGGACTTTGCGTCCCAACTCCACGGCCCCGACTTGGGTGACGACCCGTCGAAGATCGCTGCCTTGAAACACGTCGGCATGAAGAACGATGCGGCGACCATCGTCGTCCACCAAGCCTCCCGTGGAGCAGCGTCACGCGGGTCTGCTCTGGGGATCGAATCGGGACGATACGGCGGTGAAGACCTCGCACACTTTATGATTACGGTGTGGCGTCCCCACGAAGAACCCGGCTTGGATCACGAAGAGCGAGAACAGTTGGAGTCGACGTTCGGTGTAGCCCTCGTCAAGAACAAGCGGTTCGACGGGCGCAAGGTGAACCTCACTATGGAAATCACCGAAGCGGGAACCCTCGTGGACCCGTGGCAGGAGTTGTGGACTCAACAGGTGTTGCCAGACGATGAGTGACCTAACGGCGTGGTTCCAGATGACCTTCCACGGATTCCCCCACGCATGGGGAGAATCCGGAGACAACCCGCACGCCGTCTGGGAAGACCTGACCCCCAACCATTTCCGACGCCACCTCGTCGGAGAACTGGCGCTTGGGATCTACCCGATGGTCTACGACCCGACGAACAAACACGTCGGGCCACGCGGCTGGGACGACAACCGGCGGTACCCCGACATGCAGAAAGACCTGTGGGTTTGCGCTTGGGGGTGCATCGACATCGACGCCTCCGGTGACGACCATGCCGGACAGGGAACCGAAGACGAGGTAGCCGACTACGCATACAACATCCACGCCATACTCGCAGCCCAAAACGTCCCGTCGTGGATCGAACGGACACGCTCCGGAGGCGCTCACATCTGGGTCTTCGCCGACACTTGGTGCCCCACCGCCGACATGCGACGCTGCCTCCAAGCAGCGGAAGAAATAGCCGACGTACCCACGGACTCGCCATTCCCAAAGAGCGAACACCTCCAAGGCCCACCCGGCAACTTCGTGCGCCTTCCCTACTGGGGAGCGCGTAAACGATACGACCGTCAAGTCATCCTTGACGAAGACGGTCAGCCCCTCCACTTGGAACAGTTCCTGCATGACGCCAACGCGAACCGCGCCAAAATAGCGGACATCAAGGCAGCCTCTCTGCTGAAGTCTGAACCGAAACCTGCCCCCCGCCCGACAAAACGTCAACGCACCGACGGGCGCATGTGGGGCATCCTGAAGGACATGTACGAGGGGGGACCACCTGCCAACGTGTTCACACCCAACCAAGGACGAGGCCACGGACGCCACGGATGGCTGTTCCACTTCGCCGGTACCGCAGCGAGCGACGGCCACCCCTTGGACACCACAGTGGTGTGGCTCATAGACGTCGACAACACCCACACCCAGAAGTTCTCTGGGCGCCCCGATCAGGAGATGCAACTTCGCAGATTGGCGGAGAAGGCATACGAATCGTCAAGGAGCAAACGATGACCCAATCCTACGGATTCATCGTGGAAGGTCGCCCGCGCCCAAAGAAGCGCCCCCGGATGACACGACGCGGAAAGGTCTACACCCCCGCCGACACCCTCGCCTACGAGAAAACCGTTGCCGACGCGTACGACGGGCCGATGTTTGAGGGGCCGGTTCTAGTCAAGATCGCCTACCACAAAGAGTGCCAGACCATAGAAATAGAAGAGATGCCGAACGCCAAGACGTCACTGACGTTCGACGTCGACAATGCGATCAAAGCCACGCTTGACGGTTTGACCGGGATTGCCTATCCCGATGACCGAATGGTCTACCATGTGGAGGCAACAAAACTATGACAGGAGCCACCACATGATCCTCGTAGAACTAGAGCCTTGGGAATACGAGTGGGCATCCCACGTCGGAGCGCGCCGATTCATTGAGAACTGGGGCAAACGCGATGCCGCCCACTACGACAAGAAACGAATGGAAGACAACCGGACGGCGCAGGTCGCCGCCTGTGTCGGCGAACTCGCCGTCGCCAAGATCACGAACCAGTACTGGTCGGGACACGTCTGGCACAAGTCGGATCACAAAACTCACAAGCATCTCCCCGACGTCGGCCACAACATAGAGGTGCGCCGGGTGCGGACCAGCACCAACGCTGCCGTGCGGCGCCGTCAGTTGGATCAGGCACTGGTGCTGTGGGTGGTGCGCCCTGTTGACCCTGAGTTTCGCTCCGTTGAAATACTTGGATGGATCGACCATGACGAAGCATGGGAGAAGGGTGATCCGTCGCATTACGACCCGGAGAACACGCGGGTTATTGGGGAACAGTTCCTATCTCCCCCCAGTCATGCCCCGCAAAGTAATCCCGGTTGACCCGTCGAACTGGCGTCTCCACGCGCCGGTAGGGGCTGAGAATGCCCTGTCACACGCTGGGCTGCCCGACAACGAGTGGGACGCCTTACTGCGCGCAGCGCCCGGTGAAGAAGTCAGGGAAGATGCTGAAAACCGGGAACATAATCAGGTCATCCTTGACGACACACAATGGGCGTACCGGTATTCGTTGAACAACGCCGTCAATGACGCATTGGCGTCAATGACGGAAGACTGCGCCCTAGTCGTCCAACTCATTTACAGCCAGTCCATGTCGCTGCGCGAGGTGGAGTACTACACCGGGATACCCAAGACCACCGTTGCTCGTCGCCGCGACGAGGGAAAACGGATACTGCTGGAAGCGTTCCGCGTCGACCCTAAATAGGTTCTTCGCCGAACCGGCTTTCCACCGCCCGACTGGTCAGGTCTTCAATCATTCGGCCAAGGAACTCGCGGAAAGCGGGCATCGTCGCGAAGCCTTCCTTCAACCGCCACGACTCTGAAGCCAAGTGTTCAGCCTCGTCTTCGGTGAACACCACGAGAAGCCCCAGTTGGTTGTCGTGCCATGCAGCGTGGGTGCCGTCGTTGATGTCGAACAGGTGGCTGTTCTGTGAGAACGACTCCCGAACCGTTGAGGTGATGTCCTCACCATGTGCGGCAAGAAAAGCATCCCACTCCGTTGTCATTACCTTGCGCGGCTGTCCAGCACCTCTTTGGCCCACGCTTTGACCAAAGCGAGAACGGCAGCACCGGCAGAAATAAACGCGGCCTTAGCCGTGGAAACGTCAGAGATAATAAACACGCTCAGGAACGCCTGAGCAAAGGTAGCGGCTGCTCTTTCAACCTTGTCTACAAAATGTGGATTCATGGTCGCTTCTCCTTGGAACGACCAGCCCTCTTCAGAGCGATAGCCGCTGCCTGTTTCTGGGGATAACCCTCAGCGATCAACTTGCCGATGTTCTGAGACACGACCTTATCAGACATGCCTCGCCGCAACGGCATGTCAGTACCGTGGCTTGGGACGCTTACGTCCCTTTCCGCCCATCACTTGCCAAAGGGACGGCCACCAAAGGCGGCGTTCCCCAAGTTCGTGTTGCGAAGATAGGCGGCAGCGTTTTTCGCCAACTGCCTAACCGCTGATGTTCCGTAACCTGTACCTTTGGGCATGGAAAGTACCTCCTACCCTAAGAAGAGAGCGTCCCAAGTCTTCTTGGAAACAACCCCGTTTGCTTTCAGAAACCCCCGACTGCGCTGAAACTCGCGCACCGCACGCTTCGTCCTCCAACCAA